CCCACCATCAAAATCAGCATTCGCCGCGCCGTCGCGTCCGGCAGTGGCGGGGCTTTAAGTTCCATCACCCGGCCATCCCACAACACGCGGTCAAACGGCAATATCTGCGCCGCTTCCGGAGACCAGCGAATCTCAAACCGGCCCGTTACTTCGGCGCGGATTGCCTCGCTGGCCAGATACTCACGGCCTGGGCCTGCTTTCCAGTTGGCGGGTTCATCGACAATCCGATCCACCCACGTCCATTCTCGGTAGCCGGTGTCAGGGTCAACCACTTCCACCTTGCGCTGAACCGTGATGCGGTGGCGCAGTGCTTCCGCGCCCATCAAACGCCCATCCCGATCCGGTAGGGCATCCATAGCGATTCGGCAGCGGCGCGTGATACGCCACGCTTGAGTGGATCGCCTTCGTAGTCAGCCTGCACCATTAGAACCATGCCGTTGAATACGTCCTGCCCGACAGAAATGATCGGGTCATCAATCCCAGAAAACCGAGCAAACTCCCGCGTTGCACTTTCGATCAATCGGTTCAGTAGGTCATCATCAGAGTCATGCGTGACGCGCAATGATTTCTTCACTTCATCCAGTTCAATGCTCACGCCGCCACCTCAATATCTCGCATGTTGTTTGTTGGAAGTGGACGCGCTGAACCTTGCGACAGGCTTCGCAAATTACCCGAAGGCAGGAACCGCTCCCGCGTGCCGCCGCCGATGGAGCTAATGGAGACGACTGATTGATAGCCTCCATCCATCGCCTCGCTTGCATACCCGCTACCGCCGACCGAAGCCAGCACGCCCGAAAATGCGCCACCCGTTTCATCTTGGGCGCTATCAGTCGCGCCCTCGCCTGTAGCCGACACGACAACAGATGACGATGCGCCGCCCGATACAAGTTCGGCCAACGCTCCGCCGCCAACCACACTAGCGGCCATGCCTGCCTCAGCGCCGCCAGACAGTGCCTCAATGGCGCTTCCGCCCGCGCTAGCAACAATGGGCACCGAAGCGACGCCCGCGCCTTGTGCCGCTTCCTGCGCCTGCCCTGCGCCGCTAGACGCAGCCAAAACAGCCGCGACTGTACCGCCAGATGCGGACTCGCCTGTCTGGCCTTCGCCATTACTGGCGACACTGACAGCAGTTACCGACCCGCCCGACTCGCTCTGTCCAGCCGAAGGCGCTACAAAGTATTCGTCGGGGAGAATTAGCGCGCCGCGCCAGCCGTACCGGCTACCTTCAAAGCGGGTAATCATGGCTTACCCGTGCGCCAGCTTTCCGCCGCCGCGCACTGTGCCGGTCGTGGTTGTGCTAGCAATCTGCACAGGAAACAGGCAAGCGCTGTTTACAATCTCGGGAAGTCCAAGCGCCGCCCAATCAAAGATTTCCATCTTGTTCGCCAGTNGCAACGGCATGGTCAGGCGCGGGCGCGTGGCCGTGAATCCGAAGTTGCCCGCCGTGCCGGTCGTGGCCGAGAAGTTGCCCGCCGTGCCGGTCGTGGCCGATAGAGTGACCGAATCAATGTCGCGAATGTAGAAGCCCGCCTTTGCAGGGGGGACCAGTGAATTAAGCGGAATCATCAACGATGCGCGACGGGTTGCGGCCAATGATTGCGCCGTCAAGTTGCCGCTGGTCCCATCGTTGTAAGTAACCGCTACAGTCGCGTTAACCACGCTTGCGCCAGTGTCCGTATACCACTCCATAAACCACTGAACATCAGAGTAGTTGGAGTCGCCGATCCTCGCGGCAAGGTCATTGCTTCCGATGTTGGCGTGAACGTCTAGATTGACAGTCTGCGCGGTCAGCAGCGTTCCATTCAGTCCGCCCATGTGCATAAGGCGGTCGTGAATCTCCAGCGTTGTGGCGCTGTTGCTGCACATGGCATTTGCCCAGCCGCCATAGGTCGTGGCCGGTGCGGTCTGCTGCGCGAAGTTTATCGCGCCCGTGAGTGCGTTCGTGCAAACTGCCGCCGTGGTCGGGATCGCGCCCTGTCCCGGCTGGCCCGTCGCACGGAACAGGCTGTGATATTGCCCCGCGACCGTATTGGGCAGCGACGCCTTATCCAGAATGAAGCGCGTGGAATTGTTGCCAAGCGCGCTGGCGAGCTGGTCTAGGGTTGTGATTGTCATTAGGTGGCGTCGTGGTCAATTGCCGTGGATGCAGCCAGCAACGTATAGGTGCCGGGGTTGCTGAATGTGGCCGTCGTGAGTGCCGCGCCGCCGTAATCGGTGCCGCCAGTGACCGCCGAATAACCGCGCCAGCCCGCAACAACCGCGCCAGACGCCACGCTAAAGGCCAAGTTGGCNGACGGGCGCACAAGCCCCGCAGATGCCGCAGTCCATGTAACAGCCTGCCGCGCATACCCGCCGCCAGACACTTCCACGCCCGACCCATTCACTAGGCCGATGTGGGTAATAAGCGCGCCGCCTGCGTTGGCCGTGGCGTTTAGGTACGCAGCTAACATAGGCATGCTCTTATCCTCGCTTGCTCTTGGTGGGCTCGGCTGGGGCCACCTTGCCCAGCAACTCGACAGCGGCCAACACCGGCCACACCTGCGAATCGGTGGCCTCAAATTCTTCGCCAGCGGCAACGTGGCCTAGCTGGTCGTGGTTGAAACTCTTGGTTGCCTTGTACTTCGCCATGTCCGTTCCTTGTGTGAGAAAAGGACGGGGCCAGCCGAAGCCAGCCCCGTCAATACGCATCGCTTACGAAGTAATCAGGCCGTACATGATGGCTTGCGGNCGATCCACAGCCAGACCCAGGCGCTCCTCGGCGCGGATGGTCACCAGGTTCTTGGTGAAGTCATCGTTGACGAAGCCCATTTCAATCGTCGCGCCCTGGCGCTGGAAGATCGTGGTCGATCCGCGCAAGTTGCCGATCAGGAACGAGCCAGCCGCGATGTGGTTGGACAACACCACCTGCACACCGAACGGGGACATGCCCGCCACGGTGCCCGGAGCGCCGTACAGATACGCGCCAGTGCCAGCACCCTCGCGGGTCAGCTCCATTGCGCCCCAATCAGCCGGGTTCACGACCACCGTATCCGGCGCGTCGCCGATGGCCCACAAGGCATATTTCGCCTTGTTGATCGACTCCACCAGCTTCGCGCCAGCAGTAGGCGTGAACGCGGTGAAGTTGCCCGCATCGGTCAAGCCGGANAGGTTCGGCGAGGTGCCGTTACCCAGCANNAGNTGGCGGTCAACNCGCTGGGCCAAACCGTCACGCAGACGGGTGTCGATGTANGCCACCACCGCAGGGGCATCCGCCAGAAGCTGGTTGGANACCTTGATGAAGTGGGCGACGGTTTCGATCACGACGTTGTACGGCGCGAAGGTCAGCNCNGACTCNGGCTTCGCTGCGGCCTGNNCAGTCTCGGCGGCGTTGTTCGTCCATGCCAGCTCGCGCAGGGCATTGACGGCATTGCCGGTCACGTTGATNGTCGGNATCTGCTGGCGCAGGGTGACGGGCAGGAAGTTGCCGGGGATGACGCCNGGACGCTGGNNCGGNAAGNTCGTGGTNCCGTCAGCAACGACGGTNTTNTTCACTTCGATCCNGGCCGTGGTGACTTGACGGGCCTGCAACGCCTTGAACTGNTCCGACTTCACGAACTCGGAACCAGCGGTGAGNGTGTCCGGGGTCTGGTCGCCAGCGGCTTCCATCTTCTGGGCAATCTCGGTNACAGCGGCNTCNAACTTGTCCGAAAGCGCCTTCACTTCGGCCTTGATTTCGTTGTCAGTCTTGCCCGCTTCGGCGTACTGACCTTCAAACTTGGTGATGGCGGCTTCCAGCTTGTCGCCAACACCCTTGAGGCCGGCTTCTACAACACTCTTGATTTCGTCAGACATTTTCTTGCTCCATAAAAAACCGCCTTTCGGCGGCTGGGGTCTTTCGGAATGGCTGGGATCAGCCGGGGAATCGCTGGAACGCAGCGGCCAACTCACTGGCCAACCGCTTCGCTTCGGCGTCTCCGTCCCGGAGAGCCACGGACTTGATATGCGAGGCCAGCGCCTTCGCTTCAGCCCACGAAAGCCCGCATCCGTCTCGGAGGAAGGCTTCCGCTTGTTTCATGCTTTCGATTTCTTCAATCGCACTCTTCACGTCGATCAGTGCGTGACCATCGGCAGGCCAGTCCACCACCGACACCTCNTTCAGGAAGTCGATGCCGAAAATGTCGCGGCCCTTGCCGTCAGGTTTCCGCTTTGATTTCTCTTCGCTGACCCGGTAGCCGATGGACAGACCATTCACTGTGCGGTGCTTGACGGCCAATGCAGCCTCATCAGCCATGCGGATGCCAGTGGTGAACTCGGCTGACTTCACGCGCAGACCAATATCGTCCTGCACCACAATCATCTTGCCGATGGGCATTTCACGCTTGATCCAGCCGTGGTTGAAATACATTTTCACTTCTGCATCGGATGCAGCCACGCCGGTGAATGCACCTGGGTGGATCGTGTCGCCGTAGCTGTCAACGCCGCCAAACTTGGCTGCGTAGCCAGTGAATGCGCCAGAGTCGGGCACGAATTTCAGTTCCGCATCAGCCAGCGGGATCGTTTTGAATTCCATCGTCATACGCCCTCTGGCGGTGTTGGTGCGGG